TGTTGTTAAAAGTACGGATCTCCCCGCCTTTGTCGGAGGAGTAAGCTACCACGAATGTAGCCTTGCTCACGTCGATTCCAATGTACCTCATGGCCGTTCATTTTTTGGTTTTAACGACATCGCTTACATCTTGGTCCTTCATTGCGAATACGGGCTCAGACACCTTACGAACTATCCGGATTCTGATGTAAAGAGTATGGGGTCAGAACATAATTCCCGGTTTAGAAAACCAATGAGAGATCGGACTTATTCCATACTCTGATGTCTTAACTATTCAAATTTAATTAACTAATTACAAATATACAATGAGAGAATTTGACTTAGCGGCCGCCAAAGCAGGTGCGGCGGTGTGTACGATAAATGGCGAGCCAGTAAGAATCATATGTACTAATCGTGCTCACGATTTCTATACGGTGGTAGCATTGGTGGATGTAGGGGGATATGAGGATATGAGGAGCTACACCGCATCTGGAGTATACGAAATTTCTGGTCGAACTCGTGATGATGGTCTAATGATGCGCGATGACGACTACGCAGAGAAGCTGGCGCGGGGAGAGTACGGGAAGCATATCGACGAAGCTACCGAAAAGGTTGATCCAACTATTAAGGAAAACTTAACAGTTGACCGGGAGTACTGGCGGAGGGTGTATGCCGGATATGCATTGGCGGGGTCGTGCGCTAGAGTAAGTCGGCTGTCTGCCGAAGGTGTCAAATTTGCTATCGCCCTCGCCGATGCCCTCCTTGAAGAGCTGGAGAAAAAATAAAAAAGAGGCAATCCCGAAAGATCACCCCTGAGCCCAATACAAAGGTAGTGATAAATTCGGATAAACAAGATGTCTCAGAAAAAATATTGCAATACATCGGCGGATCTCGCCCTGGTTCGACCCGAAAATAAAATCAAAATCTGCGTCCGTGTGACGCCGTACGTTTACCATCACCTGGAGGAGGTTGCCCGGGTTAATGGTGTAAACGTGTCGGTTGTTGCGCGGGCTTTTTTGCAGCGAGGTGTCGAGGATGCTGTGAAGTATTACGAGGATGAGAAACAGATGTAAAGGGTGTTTTTTGCCGGATGTTGCGCTCATCATAGCCCGCAATTACGATTTGCTGTTGCGTCTGTGCTGTGTTTCCAGGGCTCATAACCTCGGCTCGGTGGAGGATATGGATGTCTTCCACGATACGATCCTGCATGTCTCGCACGATATGCTGTCCCGTAATTTCCGCACGGACACCGAGTTTATCGAGTATTTCCAATATCGCTACCGCATGGTATTCTACCAAACATGCAAAGATGAAAAACAATATAGTTCATTATCCTATGCCGACAATCTTAAAACCTCGGAAAACCAAGAAGAATAGCAGCAATTACGATGCGGAGCGTCATAAGGTCTATAATAGCCGCCGTTGGCAGCACCTGCGTGAAGTTAAGTTCATGAACAATCCTCTATGCGAGGTATGCGCAGGGAAGGGTCTCACGACGCCTGCGGAGGACATCCACCACATTGTTTCGTTCATGTCTACGGATAACCCACAGCGGCGCCTATGGCTTGCTTACGATTATTCCAATCTGATGTCTGTCTGCAAAAAATGTCACCAGAATATCCACAACGAAAATTCAGAAAAATAATATGGGAAATGTAAGGTTTAAGATACCGGGATCGATCCAGCACGATGAGACGAAACGCTTCATCCGCGATCTGGTTCGTAAGTTGAATGACGAGAATAAAATAGATGCGTCGGATATTCCGAACCTGCATCGCCTGGCCACCAGTTTCGACCAGTACCTCACGGCGATATACTGGTTGTCGGAGCATTCGATGATCACCACCAACAAGAAAGGCGAGGAGGTCAAGCATCCGTATGTGAATATCGCCCGCGAAGCGTGGGCGCAATACCTCGATGTGGCCAAACAATACGGATTGACGATTAAGAGCAAGGCTCAGATAGATTCGCATAAGCCGGGTGATGGCGTTCCTGACACTCCGCTCGATGAGTATATCCGAGAAAAACGCACCCGTGGTTGAGGTTCCGGGATATATACTATACGCTCAGCGCGTGCTGGCCGGAGATATCGTTGCGGGCAAGTGGGTTAGGCTCGCCTGCGAGCGTTTTTTTGCTCTCATGGAGGATGACAGGTACGAATTCCGCGAAAGAAAGGTTCGGGAAGTGATCCGTTTCATTCGCATGCTCCGGCATTATACGGGGCGTCATGCCGGCAAGCCTTTCGTGTTGGAATTGTGGCAGGAGTTCGCTGTTGCGAGTATTTACGGATTCTATTGTAAAGAGGATGGGAGCCGGCTGGTTAAATCCGTGTATATGGAGATGGCGCGAAAACAAGGGAAATCAGCCCTTGCGGCGGCCCTGTGTCTTAACAGCCTGATCGGGGAGGGTGAGATGAATGCGGAGGTCTATCTTGCGGCCAACAGCAAGGATCAGGCGAAGATCAGCTTCGGTATGTGTTCGAATTTCGTGAAGAGCATCGACCCTATAGGTAAATACTTGAAGCCATATCGGGATAGGGTCAATTTCGACAAGATGCTGTCTACGCTGCGGGTCTTGGCTGCCGATGACAGCAAACTTGACGGATTCAATGCTTCGATGTACTTACTCGATGAATACCATGCTGCCAAAAATACCAGACTGAAAGACGTATTGCAGTCATCGCAGGGTATGCGTGACGATCCCCTCGGTGTCATCATCACGACAGCGGGCTTCGACAAACTGGGCCCGTGCTATCAGTATCGTACGATGTGTACGGAGGTTTTGAGCGGGCTGAAGCCGGATGATTCTCTTTTTGCGTTGATTTATGCGCTGGACGAGGGGGACGATTGGAAAGATGAAAACGTATGGATCAAGAGCAACCCGAACCTAGGGGTTACTGTAAAGCCCGCCTATATCCGCGAGCAGGTGCAGAAAGCCGTGAACTCTCCGTCCGAGGAGGTGGGCGTTAAAACCAAGAATATCAACATATGGTGCGATGCCGATACGGTGTGGATCCCGGATCACTACATTTTGTCAGCCTCGCAAAACCTTAATGCCGCGGATTTCTACGGCAGGGATTGCTTTGCGGGTGTCGACCTGTCTGCTACGAGCGACCTCACGGCTCTTGCGTTTATGATACCCACCGAGGAGGCTATATACTTCTTTGTGAAATACTATCTTCCGGAGGCAGCCCTTCAAGAAAAGCGTTTTAAAGAGCGTTACGGCGAATGGCGCCGTATGGGAAGCCTTACGGTAACTCCGGGCAACGTTACGGATTACGACTACATTCTGAATGACCTGTTGCAGATTCAGCAACAGTTCTACCTCCAAAAGGTGGGGTATGACGACTGGAATGCCACGCAGTTCGTCATCAATGCTACGGAAAAGGGAATGCCTATGGAGCCGGTCAGCCAGAGCATCGGCAATTTCAACCGCCCGACCAAGGAACTCGAACGCCTGATATTGTCGTATCGGGCGAAATTCGATAATAATATCATCACGCGCCACTGTTTTCGCAATGTTGTCATGGCCCGCGACCGGAACGGAAATACAAAACCGTCGAAACAGTACGAGGAAAAAAAGATCGACGGCGTGATTGCTTGTCTGATGGCTCTCTCGGCCTATTTGTCTACACCGAGATACGGACAACTCTATTGATTTTACACTTGTCGGACAAAATGTCAGACATCTCTTTGGTTATATAGCAAAGAGGATGCGATGAATTTTTTCGGCTACAAGCTTTCTATCGATTTCCGCAAGGCGTCTAAGCAAGAAACGTCCGGGATTTCCGCATATACGGGAAGTTATCCGGGTTTCCTGCAAAGTAACAGCCTGCCGATGCTTCTCTCCACTGTCTATCGGTGTGTGGATCTCATCTCGGGCAGCGTTGCCGTGCTTCCGCTCGAAACTTACCTCCTGGACAAAGAAGGCTTCAAGAGTAAATATAAGTCGCACCCGGCCTACTATCTGCTGAATTCAGAGCCGAATGAAAACATGACGCGCTATACGTTCGTCAAAACGTTGATGGCTTCTGTCTTGCTTCAAGGTAACGGATACGCCTATATTGAGCGTAATTCGAAATTGGAAGTCACGCAACTGATCTTCATTCCGGCGCAGCTGGTGTCTATCGTCTGGATTATGGACAGCCGCGGAATCAAGCGGAAACGTTATCAGGTTTCGGGATTCAAGGGTCTTGTGGAGCCAAAGGATATGATTCACGTCCTGAATTTCAGCTACGACGGCATCATAGGTGTTTCTACGCTTACACATGCCCGGCAGACCCTTGGCATCGCCACGGCGAGCGAAGAGCATGCGGTCAATTTCCTGCATAGTCGTGCGAGTGCCGCCGGGGTTCTCAAAGTGGAGGGCCCGCGCCTCACAAAGGAGCAGAAGGATGATATCTACGCCACGTGGGATCGGCGTATGAACCAGAATCCCGATCGCAGTAACGTCACGATACTGGAGGGAAATATGACATACCAGCCGATTACCATCAGCCCGAAGGATTCCCAGCTTCTCGAATCGCGTCAGTTCAATGTCATCGATATCTGCCGCTTCTTTTCTGTTTCGCCCGTCAAGGCGTTCGACTTGAGTAAGTCGAGCTACTCTACTGTGGAGGCTACGCAGCTGGACTACCTGACCGATACGGCACTGTCTGTCATCACGAAAATTGAGCAGGAAATCAACCGCAAAGTTTTCCTGCCTTCGGAGCGCAATAGTGTCGTTGCAGAGTTTTCTACCTCTGCGATCCTGCGTACCGACAAGGCTGCGCAGGCTGCCTACTTGAAAGACATGTTCTATATCGGCGCGATTACCCCGAATGAGGTTCGCCGAGAGAATAACCTCTCCCGCCTGGATAATGGGGATCAGGCATTCGTGCAGGTTAATGTTCAGACGCTCGATATGGCAGTGGTGACGCCTCCCGCCGATCGGAAGCCCGTGGCCGCTTCTGCGTCGGATCCGAATATAACAGACGATCAAAATCAAAATTGAAAATAATGGAAAGAGAAGTAAGGAATACCCAGAGTGAAGTGCGCTTCGCCCCCGAGGAGGGGATGGTCGAGGGTTATGCCATGCTCTTCGATACGCAGTCTGACGGGCTGCCCTTCTACGAAACTATCGAAGCTGGAGCTTTGGAGGGGGTTTTGGAGCGCAGCGACGTATTTGCACTATTGAACCATTCGATCGAGCGCGGAGTTCTCGCGCGGTCGAAGAACGGTAAAGGCAGCCTGGAGCTTACGGTCGATGACCGCGGTTTGAAATACCGCTTCGTGCGGCCGGATACGGCGATCGGTCATGAACTCGAAGAGAACCTCCGGCGCGGCGAGATCGATCAGAGTTCCTTTGCTTTTACGGTCGAGCAGGATAAGTGGGAACGGCGCGACGACGGTATTTGGAGCCGTCGCATTCTCAAAATCGCGGAGATATTCGATGTGTCACCCGTATATCGTGCGGCTTACTCAGCGACCAGCGTGTCTTTGCGCGGCAAGGAGGAGGCCGAGAAAGAATTGGAAGAGCAAGAACGTCGCAGCCGCGAAGAGTATTACGCCAAGGCAGAACAACTTTTTAACATCTAATACATATGGCAAAAGAAAAGAGTATCACCGAACTGCGTGACGAGAAAAGGAGCCTCGCGACGCAGGCACAGGGCATCATCGATGGCGCCCGCAACGAAAAGCGTCAGTTCACCGATGCGGAGAATACGCAGCTGGGGGAGATTCAGGTGCGTATGGCTGAAATCAACCTCGAAATCGAAACCCGCGAGTCAGAGAACCGCGGCAAGCCGCAGCCGCACATGCCGGAAGGGAAGTTCTCTTTCCGTCGGGCCCTCGTCAACCAGCTGAATCGTCAGCCCCAGCATGACGCCGAGGCGCGGATGATCGACGAGGCTACGCGTATCCACGCCCCGTACATGGCCAGCAATTCCGACAGTGGAAATCTTATCCTTCCGATGAACACCCGCGCGGCGCTTACCGCAGCTACGGAAGCTACGACGGGTGTCGTGGTCGACGAAGATCAGATGGAGATGCTGCTCCCGTTGGAGCCGAATCTGATTCTGACGCGTGCAGGCGCCCGTATCATGAATGGCCTGCGGGGCAATATCTACTGGCCCAATGTCAGCGCTGCGACGGTATCCTGGGAAGGCGAGAACGACGAAGCTAAGGACGGAGCTCCGACGATTTCCAAAGGAACGGTGTTCTCTCCCAAGCGCCTTACGGCTGTCGTCGAGATCAGCCGGCAGCTGCTGGTGCAGGAGAATACGAGTGTTGAGGCCTTGGTTCGCCGCCTGCTGGCCACAGCTATCGCCCAGAAGCTGGAAAAGACGGCGTTCAGCAAGGCGGCACACGATGCTAAGATCCCCGACGGACTGTTCCAAGAAACGCCCGAGATCAGTGGCTCAATGACATGGGCTCAGATCGTGGCGATGGAAACCGCGTGCGACACGAACAACGCGCTGTTCGGGAATCTGGCCTACCTTCTCAACCCGAAACTTATCGGCCTTGCGAAGACGAAGGTCAAGGACGCCTCGGGTGCCGGTGGCTTCATCTTTACCGGGAACGGTGACGGCACGCTTAACGGCTACCGTGCATTACGCAGCAACAACATTCCTGCGGATCTTCAGGAGGCGACGGACGAGGCCGGCGCTATTTTCGGCAACTGGGCCGACTTCTTCATCGGACAGTGGGGCGCAATGGACTTCATTACGGATCCGTACACGAAGGCCGGGCAGGCGATGGTGCGCATCATCGTGAATTCGTACTGGAATCTGGGTAAGGTTCGCGACGACTCGTTCGTCACCGCGTCCTTCAAATAGGATCGTAGGGTATGGCTTGTATTACTTTGGCGGAGGCGAAGAGGCACCTGAACATCGAGGACGATTTCGAGGACGACGACCAGTATATTTCGTCCCTGATCGCTGTCGCTCAAGAAGTCGTTGCGCAGGATATCTGCGTACCTCTGGCGGAGTTAGAGGGGGAAACCGGGGAAATCCCGGCACCCCTTCGTCAGGCCATGTTACTCTTGATCGGGAACTATTACGCCAGCCGTGAAAGCGTCGCTTTCGGTGTCCTGGTTCAAGATACCAAAGCTTACAAACATCTTATCGGACTTTATAGGGATTATTCGAGATGAGAGCGGGATTGTTGCGTGAAATTGTCGTGTTCAAGGAGCCCCGTATGGTTCAGACCGCCACAGGAGCCGTCAGTAAGGAGTATGTCGCGGTACACAGATGCCGGGCGTATAAAAAACGCTTTTCCAATGTAACCGACAAGGACAAGGTCGAAGCCAAGGAAGAGTTTTATGGGCATTTCGGGGTCTTGCAGGTTCGCTACAGCCCGAAGATCAACGACCGTCAGATCGTGGAATTCCAAGGTGTGGATTACAAAATCATCCTGCTCGACCGCAATATCACGGACAACACCTATCTGGTGAACGTAAACAAGATAAACGAATGATTGTCGTAGATATACAAACGCGTCAGGCCGCCGAGTATTTGGTTCACAGCCTGGATGCCTTTGAACAGCAAAAGGCGATCAAGGAGGGTATGCTTCGTGCCGCGAAGGTCTTTTCGCGCCGGGGGCGCGGTAATCTCCGGTCGCGTCTGAAGGGAAAAGGCAAAGGCAATCTGCTCGGAGCTTTCGGCGTGGTGTACCGCAAGCAGTATGTCATGTCGCTGGCAGGATATACGGGGCGCGGACATCATGCTCACCTTGTAGACTTGGGGACACGTCGTCGTAGTACCAAGTCCGGGAAGAATCGGGGCATCATGCCCGCCAACTACTTTTGGAGCGATGCCCGCCAGAGCGAGGAACGCTCGGCGATGCAGGAGATCTTGCATGGCATCGAGATGGCGATCCAACGTATTCAAAGCAGGATGTAATGGGACGTGCAGACAAGAAATTTACGATTATCACCGAGGTTGTCAAAATACTTCGTGCTTGCGAGGATCTGTCCGCGATGGTCGGCACCAAGATTTTCCCCATCGTCGCACCGGAGGGTACCCCGGGTGATTTCGTCTCCTATCAGCGCGACGGGATGGATATAGAATGGTCTAAGATGGGGCCGTCTTTGCAGCGCTCCTATTTCTATATCAACGTCATAAGCGATGATTATGATAGAAGCCTCAAGATTGCCGATATAATTTATGACGCACTGGAAGGAGATTGGCAGGATCCCGACATGCGCATTCGCCTGACGGATTATGTCGAGGATTATATCGACAAGAAATATTTACAAGTACTTCAATTTTCAATTCAATAAATTATGGCAGCAAAAAAGTATGATTCATCGAAGGACATGATCACGGGCGACAAGCTCATGCTCTTTGTCCAGACAGAAGCGGCCGGGACGGAAGGTACTCCCCCCGCAACGGTTCTTCCCATTGCGTTCGGTACGTCGTGCAGTATCGAGATCAGCACAGACACGATCGACACCAGCAGCAAGATGTCCGGCAACTGGAAAGAATTCCTTGTCGGCCAGCTCGGATACACGGTATCGAGCGAATCCCTCCTCTCCCTCAAAACGGGGCACTGTTCATTCAATACGTTGAAGCGTTTGATGAAAGAGCGTATGCCCATCCCGTTCGTGCTGGCGAAAACCGCAGAATCCGAAGGCGACTTTCCGCAGGGTGACAGCCTTGTCAAAGGGGAGGCGATTATCACGGCACTGAGCATGACCGCCGACAACGGTTCGATCTGTACTTCGAGCATTACGCTCCAAGGTACCGGTGAACTGGCAGACGGTACGCTCGTAGAGTAGCAACTTCATAATTACGCAGGGGCGGCCTCTGCCGCCCCTTTTTAAAACGTATGGACATCAAGAGCAGACTTGACATCGAGGCTATCGTTCGGTGGGAACAAATGACCGGGCGCAGCTTTCTCCACATGGATTTTTCCGATGAAAACGACATGCGGAGATTGCTGTATTGCGCGACCGTGGCATGTGCTGCCGAGCCGTTTACGTTCGATGTATTCGAACAGACGCTGCAAAGTGAAAAGATCGTTGCTGCGGAGGTTCGCTCCCTGACTGCTTACAGCGCTTTCGCGGCGCAGTTTTCCCGCAAGCAGAAAATTGCAGGTAAGTCTGATGCCTGTGCGACGCAAAATGTCACGATAGGTTCCATTGCTGCGAAACTGATCGTATCTGCGGGCATGGATGCCCACTTCGTGATGCACGAAATGCTTGTCGAGGATCTCCCCATGTATATCGAGGCCTTGAATGACAAGCTCCGTCATGAGGAGGAATCCCGGAGGTTGTGGACATTCTACGCGATTCTTCCCCATGTTGACGGAAAGAAACTCAAAAACCCGCAGAAACTCCACATATTCCCGTGGGAGGCCGAAGAGGCTGCCCGCAAAGCCCGGGAGGAGCTTGTGCGTAGTGAGCAGGAGTTCCGCCGGTTCATGAATGGCGAGCTAATAGATCTGAATGCGGTTCAATGGCGTAAAAAATCCTGATCATGAGCAGCAAACTCTCCTTTTCGATTGCGGTAAAATTGTTGACGGACAACTTTAAAAAGGGTTCCGCCTCCGTCAAGAGCTATCTGCGCTCCATGCAGATGCAGTTTATGTCTTTTGCCGCAGCTGTGGGCGGCGGGGCCATCGGACTGTCGAATTTCGTATCGAAGTTAATGGAAACGGCGAAGGAGACTTCGCGTGTCAATATCGCCCTGAAAAACGTTTCCAAGTCGACTGAGGAATATGCGGATCATCAGAAGTTCATCATCGGGCTGTCGAAGAAATACGGCGTACAGGTAAATTCCCTGACGAGCGGGTTTGCCAAGTTCAAGGCTGCGGCGGATATTTCGAACATGGCGCTATCCGACCAGTATAAGATCTTCGAGTCCGTTTCGCGGGCCGCGGTAGCTTTCGGATTGAGTGCCGAAGACCAGAAGGGCGTGTTTTTGGCCTTGTCGCAGATGATGAGCAAGGGTAAGATCCAGGCCGAGGAGCTGCGCCTGCAGATGGCCGAGCGACTCCCTGTGGCAATCCAGGCTATGGCGAAAGCTACGGGGCGCTCCGTGGAAGAGATGGACAAACTGATGAAGCAGGGTAAGCTCTATGCTTCGGATGTCCTGCCGCGTTTTGCCGAGGCACTCAATGAGATGATTCCCAATGTCGATACCGACAACCTCATGACGTCGCTCAACAGACTGAGCAATGTTTTCGTCGACCTTGTCAAGAAGTGGGGTATCGAGGAGAAATTCAAATCCGTCGTCGATGTTGTTTCGCGACTGCTGGGGGTATTGGCCAACAACGCCAAAACAGTATTTACCGGACTGCAAATCCTTATCACGACAGGATTGGGCAACGCCGTATACCGGGTATTCAAGTCTATCGGCAACAACTACGATAAATTCGTCGCTGCGTCCGTGAAGGTGCAGGACACGCTTAAAAATCGGCAGGAGGCGGTAGCCCGGGCACAGGAGGCCGTGGACAAAGCCTCCGCGGCTGTGGTGGCGGCCCGCGAAGCCGAAAAGGTAGCGGTGGTAGGGGCGTCCGAAGCAAAGAAACAACGGCTGCGCAACAGAACTGCGAATGCCGAGGCGGCACTTGCGGCCAAGACGACGGCCCTCGTAAAGGCACAAGAGGCCGAGAAGGCTGCGGCGGCGAAGGTGACTGCTGAGACACAGCAAGCGGCGGCCGCGAGTGGCGCCACAGGGTGGACACGGGCGTTTAATATCGTGCAGTTTAACTTCGCGAAGCTTGTGGCGACGATGAAAGCGGCAGCGATGGCGACGCTTTGGACAGCTGCCATCAGTGCCGTAATGACACTTGTCGGATGGTTGATAAAAGCCGGGCGGGAGGCGAACCGCATCAAGAATATCGTCTCCGACATGGAGAAGAAGTTGGCCGAAAAGGCCGACAACACCCAAATCCAGAGTCTGGATAAATACCAGCATATTTTGAACGACCCTTCCCAAGGCGAAACGAAACGACTGGGGGCGCTCAAGGAGATCAACGCTCTGTTGGGTGAAAGCTACGACACCGCGAAGCTCGACTCGAAGATCCAAGACGAGATAAACAAAAAGATCGAGGCCCGCAAGCGGCTGCTCGCGGCGCAAGACCGCTACAATACTGCCCAAACCGCAGCCAACAATGCCCGGGAACAGCTGCGGAAACTGGAAGAGGGTGAGAAATATCAGAAAGCTTACAAAAAGGCTTATGAGGATATTTTCCGGGATGGCATGACAGCCCACCAATACGTCGCAAATGTCGGAACACCGGAGCGCCCTTTCAGATCGTGGCAAGAGAGGCTTGCCCACGGTGCCGCATCGGAAAAACTGCAAGCCAATCCGCTCCGTGAGGCCGAGAACCTACGCGCAGCGATTGCCAAGGCTGAACAGGCCATCACCGATGCTGCGGGGGAGATTGCTGAATTGGGTGGCAAAGCTTCCTCTTCGAGCTCTACGTCTCTGTTTTCTTCCGATGGCGGCAAGAAGGGCAAGAAAACGGAGCTTGAAAAGCAGCAAGAGAAATACACCGAGTCGTTGAGGGCTTTGCAGAAAAAGCTCGACAGCAACATCATCACGCAGGACGAATACGACAAAGCCTTGCGAGATTTGGTCGAGAAGTCCTATATCGACGCCTACTCCTCCGGAGACAAGGGGGTACTGGCGAGCGAATACTATAAGGCCCTTGAAAACTCCTTCAAGGAACTTCCTCGCGGCGAGGCATATAAAGCGGAACGTCAACGAATCGATATTCTGAAAGAGTACAGCGATTCCATCAAGCGCCGCAAGGCGGAACTCGAAGCCGGAGTCATCACCGAAAAGGAATACCGGGAAGCGCTGTTCGATTTGACGCGCGAAACCCGCAAGAACCTGGCCTCTAACATGACTGGTGCTGACGATTTCGAGCAGGCCTATTTCAGCGGATTGGGCGATTTGACCCGCGGGCTGGCCCCGAAGCCGAAGCTGAAAACCCG